AAAGTGGCTAAATTAGAGAATGATGTACATAAAAAAATATCTAATGCATTAGCTAATGTTACAGTATCTCCAGCGGTATTAGCTAGATTGATGATCAATGAAAACAAATATGTCAATGAATCATTTATGCAATATTTTATTAATTATATTGTTGCAATGGCAACAAGAGCACATGTACCAATTTATTTAATAGAAGTGCAGCAAGAATGTAAAATTTTATACTCGTCCCTGCAGGAGTTGGGTCTGACAGGGACCGTCGGTAGGATGCCAGTTGACAACAACGAGTATCTTACAGTATAATAAACAAATGGGCGTTCAGGCATAAGCCAAGTCCATTATGTATAGCTCCAGGGCCAAGCCCTGGAGCTTTCTTTTTGCTTGCATAAAATAAAATTTTGTGATATGCTGCGCAAAAAATTAATTAATTTATCAAACATTACGACCCATTCAAAAATTTGATGAGATGTTTTATAAATTTTACAGACATTACGAAGACATCAAAAAAATCGCTGGAAGTTTTTGAAATTTATTATATGTTTCAAATTAGGGCGGGAAGTATTCTATTAACACCTATATACATATTAATACATATATATCTAATCCCGCCAGACATTACGAAGAGACATAAAAAATCGCTGGAATATATACAAAATTTGACAATATAAAAAATGTATAAAAAATTGATCAAATATGATAAATTTTGTGTAAAATCTATATAAAATTAATCATTTTATGGCAAAATGTATGTAAAAATCATCAAAAATAAGCATGTTTTTTGTGATATTTTTCATATGATTCTGATTTGACAAATTTTGCAATATGTGGTACTGCCCAATTACACAGTAATATATTCATCTAATTATAAACTGATTTTATTTTTTCTTATGATGAGTTTATAATCCACAATACTCCATTATACTCCACTTTAATCCACAATTCAAATAGTTTAATTATTTTTTTTATTAAGCTTTATAAGTCTTTATATCTATTATAGGTATATTGGTTATATGTATATAGGTTAGGGTATGCTTTTAGCTTTCCCGCCCTTTTGATTTGATTATTTTAGATTATCTTCCATACGAGCTTTTAAAACTTCAACATCAATTTTTATTGATTGCTGATGTTCTAACAAATCATCTACTTTATTGATTAAACCAGTTTTGCCATCATTGTATAATGCATACATTATCTTATTTAATTGTTCACTTAGTTCTTCTGTATGACTAGATATGAAATGTTTAACAACATAACCAGCTCCCGCCAAAAGTGCTATAAATATAAAAAGATAAGAATAAACAATACTAGCTGTATTAGAATCAAAAAATTTCATTTTCATACCTATAGTGTTATCATAACACTTCTTCCATAAAATTTATTTTGGGTATTTCCCCTAATAAATTATATCATGATATTATTTATAGTTAAACTAATTATAATTCTATATTTAGTTCTGTATCTTTATACTGGGCGGGATCTTTATTTGACCGCCTGGATTTTGCAACAGCCAGCTGTTGCTTTAACTTAAGATTTTCTTTAACCAATTCATCATTTATTTCTAATTGCACATGAATAGAATTATGTTCTGAATTATAAGCATCTTCAAATAGTTCTTTCTCTAAATCAATACTTTTAATTTTATCTTCATAATAATAAATCCCGCCAACTAAAATTAATGTATAAAATGCCATTGTCATTACTACTGATAAACTCATTTAACTTTATCCTTGCAATATTTACATCTGCAATTTCCATGAAAACATGGACATTCTTCATCTGATTGCATTACACCAGTTCCAAAACACCAATAACAATTATTCAAAATGGTTTTTCCTTTTTCGCTCAATTTCGTCCCTATTCTGCCAAGATATAAGTGTATCTAGAGTTCTATGTGACATTGTAAGTTTTACAGATCCATCAGGCATTATCTTATCAAATTCTAATTTCATTCCGTTTTGGACTTTACCCCAGAGCCATAAAATGTGTGCGTCTTCTATCTTACGCTTTCGGTAGACAGGCTTAAATGTCATCTTAGCCTTCTCTGTTACAAACTTCTGATAACGCTTCTCTGCTCTATTCATTAGACTAAGTTACCAGCCAAATCTTCCCATACATCATTTTGTGAATTGACAACTGTTGCTTTAGGTTTACGATTAGATACAGAAATCAAATCAAGAGCAACACTTGAAGCTTTAACTTCTACTACATATCTTTTGTTTCCGTCTTTATCCTCAAAGTTGCGTTCCTTGATTACACCCATTACGACCACGCTATCGCCCTTTTTGATGATATCATAGGCACGTTCAGCTAAATCGCCCCAAGCTTCAATTGTCCAACCTGATGTATCTTTATTCTGCCATTGTCCACTGTCATCTTTGAATGAATCATTTGTGATGACTCGCATCTTTAATACTTTATTATTTGGAAGTTGACGGATCTCTGGATCTGATGCAACATTTCCTTTTACTGTAATACTTGGATTAGCCATTTGTTGTTTCCTTTTCTAATAGTTTCTTATATTTTTGTTCAAGAATATAATAATCTATATTGAGATATTTATATTCATATTTAATTAATAGGTATTTAAATAATAGTATTATGCTTAATGGTATAAGACAGTATATCATTTTACCCCAATCTTTGTCTACTCAGGGTTATAACCTGAACCTTTATAATCTCTAAAAAATGCTTTTAAGAATGTTGCAAAATCTTCATCTGTAACTTTATCTATATCCCGCCCATTTTCTTTTGCCATTTTTTTCATTTTAGATTTAATGACAAAATCAATAACATTGTCTTCATCTTTATCGCTCATTACCACAGCCCCTTTTTCGTATTCCATTTTATCAGTTCATAATCAAATTTGTCAAGAAACTGGAAGTGAATTGATTTATGCCATTTTTTTGTTGTTGAATTCCAGCCAGTATATCTTCTAAACCCAATCCATCTATAATGTTTTTTAACTTGTGCCATTGCCCAATCATATTCTAATTTTTCTTCATCTATTTCTTCAGTAAATTTTGGTGTAAAATCTTTCATTTATGTTCCTTTGACATATGTCTTTTTAATGTTTGATAAGCCATAATTCCCCAACGTACTTCTATATCCCGCCCACATTTTTCACAAATAACCGCTCTATTCATTCCAATTCCTTAATATTCAAACGCAATAAAGAAACATAGAATATCAATATCAAAACTCCAGGGCGTAATCTTGATGCTAAGTGCAATCTGCTTACACCAACCTACATGTAACCACACATTTTTATTTTTAATTAAACATTTTGCATACGATTTCATGTCAACTCCTTCTCTATGGTTTGAGTCGTTGGGCAGGGGTACTCCCAACCATCGCATTCGGTACAGTTGGCCCCCCAATCGCCATTCGGCAAAGTAATGTCTTGCGGTTTATGCAGCTCCACTACTGCACGAAGGGCATCTTTCATAAAGATTGTGTCGTGATTCATCATTTGCTCTATTGAAGCCAGCAACTCATCGTGTGTCATCAGTATCCCCCTAAACAATTAATTGATTTAGTATGTTTTATTTGTTGCATTAAGTATTCAGATTTAGTAGGAGCATAAAAATCTTTGTAACATGCCCCGCAATTACCCGACCATTCTTCTTCAAAGAAGTTATAAGTCATAAGTTTAATGTTTGAATTGGTTATTGACGATGACGTTTTTTGTTTCCGTATTTTTTCTCTACGTCTTGTTTGCATTGTTCAACTATCTCTTTCGTTAGTAGTTCAATACGACGGGATGATTCAAGTTTTTTGATATCATCCCAGTCCATCGGATCTTCTTGTTGGTTCATAGTAGTATTGTATCAGTTAATGATTTCTTTTGTCAACAGGGAAAGCATTATCAAATTTAGATTCAGTCCCCCATTTTTCCCAATATGATATGCCTTCTTCATCATAATCAGATCCAAGATTTTTAAGTATCTCATCATTTTCTTTCATTATTCTTTCAATATATTTATCAAACCCAGTTTTTTCATTCATTTTATCCTCCAAGCATCAAGAGTTTTAGGATATGCTTCATAAGTTAAATCATTAACTGTCCAAAACATCTTTACTTTTGTATTAGATACTCATAACTTATTAATTATACCATTCTATTTATATTTATTTTGGTTGAGTTAATAATGTTTCATTAAACAATGACATAAATTCATTAATTACAAATACAGTATCATCTACCACATTTTTTGTAGCTAAAGCTATTTCATCTATTGTAAAGCGATCATCAATTGCCCACTTTTCAAGTAAATTTCTTGCTACTACTTCTACAATAACTTCTAGTTGTTCTGTTGACATTGGTATTTGTGACATTTAATATCTCCTTGATATATAGACCTAAAAGGGCAAGTTATTAACCTGCCCTCCCAAGTTGTCTTATTTACTTCAGTGTTGCAAACTTATACTTTTTAGCCATTGCATTATATTTTGCAATAACTCTAGCAAGAGTTTTATTAGCTGCATTAACTGTTGCTGTAGTCAAAGTATTATCAGCAACATGTGCTGCTTTTTCTGTAGCAAGAGCATCAGAAGCTTCTTTTAATGCATTAGCTGAATCTGAAGCAGATTTTGATGCAGCTGCATTATCCGCTACATGTGATGCTTTTTCTGCAACAAGAGCTGAATTAGTTGATGCAAGAGCTGAATTAGCTGATGCAAGAGCTGTACTATCTGCTAAATGTGATGCCTTTTCTGTAACAAGTGCTGTATTAGCTGAATTAAGTTGTGCATTCAATGAAGCAACTTGTCCATTCAATGAAGCAATTTGAGCATTTAATGCTGAAATTTGTGCATTTAGATCAATTACATTGAATGTTGCAATTGCTGATTTAACTGCTCCAGGAAGTCCTGTTGCAGTAGCTGTAATTGAAGGATCTGTTGCAACTACAGTTACTGAACCCGCTACCGCTGTAGCAAGTATACCTGTTGCTGAACCAACTACTGTTACTGGTGTAACTCCCCTTGCAGAATTAACTGCAGAAGTTGTTAGTGTTTTTGTAATTGATGAATCCGAAAATGTTGTACCAATTAAAGATACTGAAACTGGCTCTGATGCAACTGCATTTCCAAAAACGTCAGTTACTGAAACTGAAAAAGTTGGTACTGTACCAGATGCAACTGTTGGTGGAACTGAAAGTGCAACATTTGCTGCTGATCCAGCTGTTCCTTGAATATATACAATTGTTGAATAAGAACCATTTGTAATAGTTACTGTACCAACTGATGCACTTGTTGTATAAGCATATTCAGTCACTGAACCATTTTGTGATCCTACTGAAATTGATGTTACACCAGAATTAACAGATACTGGTGCAAGATTAGTGTTTAGTGCTGATACCAACTTTACACCTGATGCAACATAATTTACAACTGTACCTGTATCTGCTGTAGCAGTAAGTGCTACTGTATTTGATAAATCAATTACATTTGATTCTGGAACTGCAACTGTTTTTGGTGCTGCAGATGTAGTTGCGTTTGTTACTCCTGCTACTGTTACCACAAGTGGTGCAGCATTAGCAACAGCTGAGATGCCCATAAATGCAAGAGCTGCAGCAGTTGCAAGAGCAATTTTATTAATTACTTTCATGTTTTTCCTATCTGATTAGTATCCCTGTACAGGATAATGATTGTTTGATTACAATCAATTCTATTTTATTTTTTTAATTTGCTTTTCTTGTGTAACAATTTGAAATGGACCAGATGTATATATATCATTTTTAGCTGCTATGGTTAAAGCCTCTTCTATACTTGCTCCCGCTTCTAAAGCACCAATAGCAAATTGAGAACCATTACCAACACCATATATACCATCATCATTTAATAATACACTAAAGTCGTCACCAATGTCAAAAATTTCTCCATCAAATGCAAACAAAGTATTAAATGTATATTCTTTTTCACCTGCTCCAAATTTAATTCCATTTTCATCTAAACAATCACGCATATCTGGAACAAACTTAGTAATCATAAAATGATAAAGATCATCTCTTTCTTTTATTGTAGGAACTGGTGGAATAAAAACATGTTGCAATATATCACAAACAATAGAATCTCCACTTCCAGCAATAAGCCATCCATTATTATTAGTAATTTTTTGCATTCTTGAATGCATATTTGGACGTGCACCATCTGTTACTTGAGCATCAGCACCAATAGTTACTAATCCATCTTTGTTTGTGGCTATAATTGTTGTAATTTGCCCAACTCCTTTAGTATAGAATCTGATGTACGTGCTTCAATACGATTAATAATTTCACCTTTATTCATGGTAAAAATTTGTGGAATACTTTTAATATTATAATATTCTATCGTAGCAGGATCAATCTTGTCAACATCAACCATATAATAATTAGTTTCATTATCAATTACAGCTACTTTACCATAATGTGGTTTTAATTGCTTGCATGGTCCACACCAAGCTGCAGTAAAATAAACTACACATTCATCTTCATTTTTAAATTCTGATATATCATTAGTTATTTTAAGCAACGATTTCCTCCGCTGATATAGGTCTTCCAACGTAACGATGTTTGATTATATATTCTCTTACATATTCAGCACCGTTTTGTCTACCAGCCAAAATTACTACCCATCTAGGTTCAAACTTACTGTCTATACATGTCTGACACATGAATAAACTGACACCATCTATTAAAGATGATTTAAAAGGCTGTAATTCATTTTTTGATTTTCCGCAACTATAACATAGCATTATAGATCTTCTCCTTCTTCTAAATAACCTACTCCAATTTGATCAACTTCAATAAATTCATCATTTGGAATTTCAATCGTATAACCTATGCCACCATCAAAATATTCAATCAAAGATGCCCAAGCACCGTATCTAAGTATAGTTCCGTATACACCTTCATCTGGAATGTATACATATTCTACAATTTCTTCTTCATTATGATTTTCTGTCATTTGGATACTTTAGCCCTTCTAGCTCACATGGTGTCCCATAAGATTGAATTAAACTTCTTACTAATAGCAAATATTCCATTAACTGAAATCTTTGAGATTCAGTATACTCCATAACATTTTCTTCAAATACAGTTACAGCAAGATAATTAGGTCTTGCTCTAATTTCCATTTTTAAGTTTTTTACGGGACATTTAATATCCCGTATTTTCTTAGCCATCTCAACTGTGTATGTTATTTTTGCCATGAAGTTTCTTTAACTTTTTAAGTGTCTCTGGGTCTTTATGTTCATTATACTGTTTGTCTAATCTACCAAGATCCATATATATCCCGCCCCATACTCCTTTTTCTTTATTCTCAACGCCTTCCGAATAGCATTGTTTAATAACTGGGCAGTGCATACAAATTTGATCAACTTGTTTTGCAAGTTCTTTATCATTTTCGTAATCATCATAAAACCAATTAATTGGCATATTTCTACAAGCAGATAAATGATACCATTGTAAATCCTGCTCATCAATACCAATATACTCAGAGAAGACTGACATATTTATCACTTATTTCCCAAGTACCATTTGACTTTAGTTCATAGCGATTTGAATATCCCCATTTACCATTACGATACATACCATTAGGTTGCATAAAACCATTATTAGATGGAGACCATTTTATAATAGTATAACCATCCCAAAAAAATCCAATATTTGAATTTTTTTCAACAAATTTATGTGCTTTATCATAATCTAATAAAATCTTAGGCATTGTATTCTACTCCAAACAAATTTCTCCAGTTAATAAAATGATATTTTGTACCATAAGAATCAGTAACTTCTGTTGCTTGATTATCTGCATATATTATTGTTTGACCAACATCTAGTGGAATTGCATGAATTGTTCCTGTTTGATCACGATCTCCTGGACCAACTTTTACAATTGTTCCACGCTTTAATTCAGATTCTTGAGCTGACGCAGTAAGGATTAATCCTGACTGAGTTCTTGTATCTTTTGCTTCATTTTCTTTTATTAAAATTAAACCACCAAGTGGCAAAATATTTGTCATTACTTTCCTTTGTTTGTAGGGTTATTACTTATATATTGTATCATTTTAATACAAGTTATGTCAAGTCTATTCTTCAAAAAATCTATATGGAACTCCAAATGCTTCCATCAATTTAATGCATTGCCTATTTCTTGTAGATTCCCCAAAAACTAATGCAATACTAGGTTCTGATTCAATCATTTTTACATCAGATAAAGATGATTTATCTCTAATTAATTCTTCTTTAATCCTGTAACCTTTTTGACGAAGAAACTTTTCAGTTTTACCAATATATTCTGTTATCATATTTTCAGCACCTTTAATTCCTTTATGAACAAAAGTGTACTCTTTATCATCTGGATAAAGAAATTTATTATCTTCAATCAATAATGTAACTTGTCTAATTAAATCATTATAATTAGTCCACTCTTTACTTCCAAATACTAAAACTTTCATAGTTTCCTTTCTAAATGAACAAGGACGGAGGAAACCGTCCTTGCACATATATAGACGTATATATAATTTATTAAAGCTTGTTAAAAGGTGAAAATGCACCTTTCCAAACTTTACTGACTCTTGAATCTTCTTCTACTGAAGCAGCTTTTTCTACAGCTTCATCGTCTTCAGATGACTCTTCATCTTCTTTTTCTGAAACAGATTTTTTAGTGCAACCGCAATCTGCAGTTGATTTACCGCAATCTGCACATACATCAGCTTTTTCAACTTTATCTTCTTCTTCTGACTTATCTGCTTTATCCATATTGCACATATGCATTACCGCTTCATTGCAATCTGGGCAAGTCATTCCTGACTTGTAAATTCCTGCTCCACCTGTTGAAACATCTGTGATTTGATTAGGTGCATCAGCTACTGAAACACCGTCAACTGGACGAGTCTCTTGATTTACAAGATCTGTTGATGCTGGTTGATTATCAGCTGGCAAATCTTTTTGTACTGCAATATCGCCTTTTGGATCTGGCTCTGTTGTGTTTGACATTGTATTACCTCCTGTCTGAGAATTTGTTGTATTTGTGTTAGCACTTTGTCTAACATAGTTTTCTACGGATCTTTCGTCCCGTTCTTGATCTACTGAAGATGAAGTGCCAATTGCTTTGATAAGATCTTTTACATTGTCAAAGAAAATTTTAGCTTCATTCATTATTTTGACCCAACTTCTGTCGTTGTGATATTTCCTCCAGCATATTGTGGAGTGGTCATTGAAACATCACTACCCTTAAAAGGAGACTTTACATTAACTCTTTCAGCATTATGAACGCCAAGATCTATCTTTGCGTCTGAACGAAGGGGAGCTTCTGGTCCAGCCTGTTCTGTAACTGGTGTTGCTGAAGCGACTTGCTCAGTACCACCCTCTTTACCTTGTTGGTTATTATCCATTTTTTAAATCACCACCTTATTATATTATTATATATCTTCCGATTCATCTATTGCAAATCCTGCTTCTGTTAAAGCAATTTTACCTTGCTCAGATATATTCATTATTGCATTTAGATCTTCATCGTAAGAAACTTCAATTAATCCCTTTTGATATAAATTAATTAATTCTTTATCTATATCTTCTTGCATTACTGCATGTAGTTCTGGCATTACATCTTCCAAAACATCCATATCGAAAACATATATGGGTTCCCCGTCTTCATCAATTCCATCAAAATTTGCAGCACCTTCTGCTATAAGGTACTCCATTATTGCTTGATGTTCTTCATTGGATGGATCATATTCCATTTTACACTTCCTTATATCCTATTATACAACATATGTGCCCCTAACAGGAATTGAACCTGCGACGCAGACCTTAGAAGAGTCTCGCTCTATCCACTGAGCTACAGAGGCAAATACTAAAGGCACTATCTCTAGTGCCTTTAATACTGAAAATCTGACCTGCTATTTATATTATACTATCTGACGGGTGCTTATGTCAATTCTTAGTGTTGCTTAGATTATCTATTAATAGTCCCGCTCTTGGACCATCACACCAGACCTCATGAGAATTTTCTTCTGGCAAGTAAAACAAGTCTCCTGGATTTAGTGTATATGTTACATCCCCGTCTATTTTCCAAAAAGAAGTGCCTAAGACTTGCCAATAAAATACATCATGTGGATCATGATGGTCAGATACAAGACGATTTGATAAAGATATTCTCATGCCTTGAAAATGCCAATCACTGTCACAACTACAATGCATATTTTTGTAATACGAACACCAACTGTTATCTTTTGAGTTATTTAGCTTAAATAGTAATTCAGAAACTCCGTTAAAGTCTTTAAATATATTATTGTTTTGTGGAGAAAGCCAAAATTTGCTTTGTATCTGTATGTTTCCTATTGAATTAAAATCTTCAGAATTATTTACCTGTTTTACTTTTTCTATTAAATCTGGATTGTATGGTAAAGATTCTTTGTATAAAAAATTAAGCATATCTTGCCATGTAATATCTGGCATTTGATATTTTTCAAAAACTATAGGTTGTTTGTTTTTTTTAGCAATTTTTATTTGATTAAGCATTTGTGTATTCTGGATTTATTTCTGATTTCTTACCTGAAATTAGCTCTTCTATAAATTCCGATATTACTCTATATTCTTCTTCAAAAACTTCTTTAGATCTTCCTTCTCCCATTCCAGGAGCAAAGCCTTTTTCTTGAATTTCTGATTCTTTTAGTGTCTTCTCTATATCATAATTCAATGTAGTGCATGCAAAATGCTTTGAAACATATCCGTCCTTATCTACAAGATACTTTTCAAAATTTCCGCCCATAAATTCACCACTATAAAAACCTTGATTTAACCATTGTGATTTATAATTAATTTCTAATTTTGGTGCAGCTGAGCCAACTGCTAAAATTTGTTTAGCTATTTCTTTGTACAATTCATGTGGCTCTCCGTTTGGCTGACCAAGGCCATTGTGACCTTCTGGTTGACCTAGTAATGGCCCAACTAATTTATTAGGGTTTGAAGATACCATTTGTGAATACTTAAATGTAACGTTGTAAACGTCTTCTCCGTAAAGCTTTGAATCAAGACCGCAGGTAATTCCATCTGCCCACTTGCCTTTTGTTACGCCTGGTCCACAGTAATCATTTGTAGGTACGGCTATAACCTGAAAATCATCTCCGCCATATTTATCTTGAAGCCATTGTAAAACTTCTAGCTGATTAGCATTACCACAGCCAACTGTTGTATTAACAATTAAAGAAACCTTGCCTTTAAATTGTTCTAGAAAGTTAGGGGTTCCTTCTGCTGAATCTAGTGGTACGTCGTAAATTGATTTCATATTTTATCCATCCTTATTTAAGAGTTGATGTCAACTGCCATTGCCAAAATGAATGTTTATCTTGTCTATCTGCTAAAAAGTTAGCAATTCCTTGTTCTCTTTGTTCTGTAGCAACATCAAAGATATCTTTTAATTTATCAATAACTTGCAAATTTGTTTTGCTTAATTCAACAAACATTTGTTCAGAAGTTAAATCACTTGAATCATAAATTTTTAATAAACTATTGGCTTGAAGTTGGACCAATCCAAATGGAGCTTTTGCTCCTATTTTTCTTAAGCTTTCTGCATATGTATCAATTGAATCAAATACATCATTATATATTTCTAATAAAAAAGCATGATCTTGTTTAAAAGTACGCCCTTCAATATTCCAATGGTAGCCATGACTTTGTGCATACATTTTTATAGCCATTGATTGTAATTCTTTTAATCCATTAATTAAATCTTGGGTCGTAGTCATCTTGCTTATTCTCCTTATAATGTATTTTTTTTAACATATCTAAAATAATTTGTTCATCTTTTTTATCTGGATTATTACCTTCATATAATGCTTGTATTGTTTTATTATCTTCCATTCTTTGAGATCCCTCACCAAGTAAAATCAACAACATTGCAGTTGGAATTAAAAGTTGTGTTGGAAAATTTTGAAAATAAATAGCAGTATTTAATACAATTGCAGAAATATACCCAGATATTCTTGCAGGATACTTGTGAGTATAAAAAGACATATATGAAAGTATTTTCTTCATATATACAATTATACATTATTTATTTAAATTAACAATATTTACAGAAAGCCAGCTCGTGCAAATTGCAGAGGAGCTGGCTAATCATTATAATTATATCTTACTTTATCTTAATTTGTCTAGGTTTTGCAGACTCTGGAAGTTCCCGTTCAATTTTAACAGTTAGCAATCCATTATCAAGAGATGCAGACTTAACAATCATATACTCACCAAGAGTAAAAGTTTGTGTAAAATTACGTCCAGCAATACCTTTATGCAGGTAATCTGCTTTATCATCATTTTCACGTTCACTTTTAATAATTAGAGTATCTTTTTCTACAGTTACATCAATATCTTCACGATCATATCCTGCAACTGCAAGCTCAACAATATAATTATCTTCATCAATTTTCTTTACATTATATGGTGGAAATGAAGATGTTGTTGTTTTATTTGTATTCCAACGATAAAATTGATCATTAAATCCAAGAAAAAATGGATCACTAAACCAAGTTTCAATAGTTGAAAATGGATTATATTGTGTTGCTGTCATTGTTTTTTTTGGTTTAGAATTATGGATTTCTTTAAAATCCAATTCATATGGTTTTAAATGTGTCATTATACTTAGCTCCTTTTTAGCAAGTTAGTTTTATACAGAACCCTAAAGGCATTCTGTTTTATTATTATAGCAAATTGATTATATATTTGTCAAATCAAGAATTTGATCTGCCGTGTTTATCTGAGCTATTACCATATCCCACAGATGGCTTACCATCATTTTGTGGTGGAGTATTATATGTTGAAATCCATGATGGTTGAACTTTATCATTTCCAAATACTGGTGCAAAAGATCCATTCCAAGTATGAAGTGCACCTATGCCTTCTTGCTCATCTTGCTTAGTCTGATCTGATTTAGTTAAATCTGGTTCATTTACTGCAATAGCATCCATAGCTTCTTGTGCATGCTCTTTAGTTGTATAACAACCAATTACTTGCCCAGATCCCGCCTTCATTACAGCATATCCTCCTTGACAATCTGGTACATTAAATTCAATTTTAAATCCTGGACCACCAGATAATCTTTCAGCACCTGCAGATTCTTTTTTAATTTTTATACTTCCCTCCACGACGCTTGTATTCTTGAACAACCCAACCATTAGCATATGCAGATGGGTACACTTCAAATTTCTTTTTTGCTTCAGATATAACTCTTGCATAAAGTTCTTTATCTGTTGGTTCGCCTTTTTTAGAAGATATTACATCTTTATATTTATCTTTTTTCTTTTCAAATGGTGAAAATGCACCATTCCAAATTTCTTTTTCCATTTTCTTTTCTCTTTCTACAATTGCTCTTGACCAAGAATAACCTGCATCCCCGCCCCAAGCATTCCACATGATTTTACCATTAGATGGCTTATCCCAATCTTTTCCTTGCTTATCAACTTCATGTCTTGAAAAGAAAGAAAACATTCTTTTAACAGTTTCAAGAGACATTGATCTACCAGCAACAATATCAGTTGCACGACCCCAACCAACAGGAGTTCCTGCACCAGTTGCCTTACCATCTTCTTTCCATTTTAATGCACGACGAGCTGCTGCTTTCATACCTGCATTTGGCTGATATCCACCATCTGCTTTTTTGACGGGAATACAATCAGGAACAGTTTTACCACTTTGTTCTTTAGTCCCTGCATATTCATATCCATCCCAACAAGGTCCTTGACCTTTATCAACACAATATGCACATTTTTCTGTATCTGAAATATAATGATGATCATTACCTAAATCATCACATCCACAAGTCATACATTTTTTAGTTGCTTCTGGTTCATTTGCATATAAAGCAGCTATTTGTGCTTGTGCTTTTTGCTTGCTTGGGTGCGTCCCAGCAACATGTCCTGTATTTTGAGCTACTACTGAAAACTTATCTCCGTGTTGTACAATTTTATATGGCATATTATACCTCCAAAATATAAGACAATTATATCATTAATCTTTAAATAAGGGGCTATATACGAATTCCAGCACATTGAATGGCTGCCCTAAGAAGTCTCCCGCAAAACTCATCTCACGGGTTAACTTGGTTATTCGTAACTATATCCATACCTAAGGTGTGTCGTATATAGCCTTGTGTGGAAGGTCAGACTTGAACTGACGATTACCGAATTATGAGTTCGGGGCTTTAACCAACTAAGCTACTCCCACTTATTTTATTAAGCGTGAGCATCTCCCACTAATCTGTTTTCTATTAACTTATTACGTTCATCAACAATTTCAAAAGCATATTCACGAAGTTTTGCTTCATGTTTATTAAAGTGATGACCACAAAATAATAAATCCCCGCCCACACCATTTACCCAAACTAATGCTTCTGCTTGGCATGAATCACAACGATCTTGCGGTCCTAGTAAATAAGATTTGTTAATTTCTTCTTTTACTTCTACTTCTTCTGTTGTCATATTCATATTATACTCTTTCTGTTAGATTTATAATAATTTAATTAGTGTCTCCAGTTGGACTTGAACCAACGACCCGCTGATTAAAAGTCAGCTGCTCTACCAACTGAGCTATAGAAACATTAGCTGGTCATCTTGGATTCGAACCAAGAACCTGTCGGTTAACAGCCGACTGCTCTGCCGTTGAGCTAATGACCAATTATCTGTTATTCTACATTATTCTTATTGTGTTTGTCAATTAAGTCAAGAAGATCTTCTGGACCATCAATCATTCTACGTTGTGCTTCAAATTTTCCTAATTCACAAACTTCTTGAGCAATTGTATGCATCATGTCATAAAGCCCACTTGCATATCTTTTATCTGCTGGATTGGTATGTCTAATTTCTTGTTTCATATTTACTGATGATTGCACAAAATAATCACACAATTCAGTCAAACTAATATATATATCATCTTTATCTTCAATTGTATTAATAGTTCCATTTGCTAACATTTATTATCCCTTGTCTGTTGTTATAACTGTATTCTACTACAAAACTCTCATGCTGTCAACAGGAAATTCATCTTCATCTTCTTGAATACCCATAAATTCCCGCAAATCTTTAGGCATGTTAGGTCTATCTGGCATCCTAATTGTTTTATTTCTATTTAATCTTTCTTCTGATTCTTTTCTTAATTGCTCTATTTCTCCAGAAAACACACCATCATAACTATATATTTCAACTTCTTTATTTGCGTCTGGAGGGGTCAATGCAATGGAGTTGTATATTGCACCACAAACAGCATCTGAAAGGTCCTTAGAACCCTTTCTAGGGTGATCTACCTTGTCTTTAACAATACGCAACTGCAACAATTCATCAATAAGCAATTGAATATTTGGACCTAATAATCTTTCTTCAGTTAAACATAAAGACATATCTTCATAATGTTTTTTTGCTACCGAAAGTAATTCACTGTTAATACCATTTGCTTTTAATTGCTGCATCATATCATGTGAGTTCCAACGGTCAAATGTTACCATTTTTAAATTAAAACCACGACTTCTTAATGATAAAATGTAATCTTTAACTTCTGTAAAATCAACAGATTTAGAAGCTGTAGGTGTCCAATATCTTACAGCATCTACTATAATTCTAGGAGCTGCTTGTTTATAGTTTTCACCAATTTTCATTGTCACCCACCCATCAACATGTGCTAGTGCTACTGCACAATGGTCATGTTTTTGAGCTAAGTCAACATGGACATAATATGCTTTTTCTGGATCTGCTTGAAAATAATCATCAAATCTTCCATAATTATCTACACCCAATTTAGGATTACTAAATGCTTTTTCAATTACTGCTCGGTTTTTAAAGAAAGCGTCAGTAGCATCTGGTGGCATACAAGCAAAACGAGATAACGCATCTGTTGGATCTGTATAAAATGCTTCTGTAAAATCTTCAATTTTTCTTGTTGGATTAACATCCCAAGTTGGTCTTTTCAATGCAAATATTTTAGGCATTCTATATGAAATAATATGGTCTTCTTCCCATTCAACTTCAAATTCATTACCTGTAGTACCATCTGGTAGATCTGGATCTACTTTAAAACGATGATGCCTAATTACTACTTCTTTTTCTGCAATAGCTTCATTATATTTTTGTTGTATGTAATCCATTTTAAAACGTGGAAATGAAAGCAAAACTAATTTACCAAAATCTGGAAAACGAGAAGTAATAGATCCTTTATACATTTTATAAATTGATGATGCAGTTTTTGCTTGTGCATGACCAGTGGTAGATTCTAATTCAAATCCCGAAATCTCATCAAGGATAACTACTAAAACGTTATAACCTTCCCAAGCTTCTGATTCTGAGTGACCAGAATGTACTGTAATTTCTTTATCAAATTCAACCATATTTGCTTTAGCAATATATCTACCTTGAAACCAAGGAGATTTTTCAATACGCTGATTAAATCCTTTAAAAAATACTCGGTTAGCTTGTTGTGCGTTAATAGCAATATTAATAATATCAATAGCATCTCCAGGAGGCTTGCCATAATAAACAGCGGGATCTTTAAGACACAATAACAAATAAACTACATAAGCACATGCAATTGTAGATGTGTAATCTTTACCAGAACCTTTTCCAAGTTGTAATATAATTTCATTACAAGTTTGTTTAAATATTTTTCTGCCTTCAACTTCACCATAAATATTTATTAAAGTTTCCTGCTTATAAATTTGAGTGGAAGCTTTTAACATAGTGTATTGATATTCAGATAATGGTGGAAGCCCAAGATAATTTTTATCAGTTACAAATTGCTCTAATGTTACTGGTGATTCTTCAAATTCATCACCACTTAAAGCGTCTAAAAATGCATCAAAATCAGTCATTTATTATTACAGCCTCAACTTGACCAGTAATTTGAGATAGTCTTTTAGCTACTTCAAATTTACAATGATCACATGAAGAAGTAACATCTTTAAGTATGTTAATTAATACTTCTTGTTTTCTTTCTGATTCTAAAATTTGATCTGTTATACTATCATTTTCCAAGACTCCCGCCTTGTTTAACATATCAATTCTTTTAGCTTCTATATCAGCAATCAATTTTAATGCTTGTGTTTTTACATTTAATGCATCTTGTAAATCTGCTTGCTCTACTGTACGCCAAGCTTCTTTAATAAGCATACTGTAATGCTCATCTGCTCCCGCCAAAGCTTCTTTGGCTCTGGCTTTAACTGCACTATTATCTTGAATTAATTCTTTCCAAGTTTGAATATGATTGTCTACTTGAACACGAGTAAGATTTAAACTTTTAGCAATTGTTGCTGAAGTATTACCTTTAAGTAGTTCTTCAACTACTCTATTCATTTGATCAAATTGACCTGCTACTTCTAATTCATTATCCATTATCTGTTTTATAAAATCCTGATCCCTTAAATTGAATTCCCACTGAAGAAAATACTCTCATCATATGATAACCACATGCAGGGCAAGTTGGTGCTTTTTCTCTATCTTCAAGACTTCTTGTAACTTCTTGTTTTGTCTCACAAGTTAAACAATTAAATTCATAAATTGGCATATTTAATTATACCTCTTTATCCTTGTTTTTGTCAATAGCAATTTTAAGTAAGATTAAATAGCCAATCAAATCATCAACATCATTATCACCTGCGTAGCCTTGATTATTTTTTACACGATTTAATTTATCATCAATACGAATTTTAATTTGTTCAACATTATCGGATTGGGCAAAGATTCTACTTGGAGATAAAGCTGAGTCTCCATATGATATATTTTTTTCTATAAGCAATTGTGCAATTTCATGACAAACCATCCAAATTTTAGATCCAGAAGGTGCTTTAAGAGAATGCTGGTATAGATCATTACAATGAAATTGATTTACATCTTCATATACTGGTTTAAGCATTATAAATCCTCTCTATATAACATTTTAAGACCGCTGACTGTTCCAATATCTAAGTATTTGCCTTTTGCAATTACCGCCTTAACATGCTTGCCTTCACTAATCCATTCTTTTATTTGCATTCCTGGATGTGGCAATTCTTCATTAAGATAGACTTTATTAATTGCTAAAGCACCCCACATATAAGGATAATCGCAATTTGGAGTTTTGTCAAGAGCATCTATAACAGAACCTGATTCATCAAATTTAATTTGACCAACTCTACCCATAATATCTTCATGACATTCAAATGCTGCTAAAGTTATATCAGCATCTGATTCAGCAAGCTGTCTATAAAAATCGCCATTAGATTCTGGCATATAAGTATCTGGCATTCCTATAATATATTTAGAATTTGGATTTACCATCATTTTAACTAGAGCATCAGACATAGTTGATGGTTCAATTTCATATACAACTGCTTCTGGTGGAAGATCCATTTGATTAACAATTGGTATCCAAGTTTTTCTAGTTGATATTTTTACTATATCACAAACTTTAAGCATTTGTTCTACATGCCATTGTAATATATTTTGTTGATCTGTTAATGGCAAACAAAATTTAGGAATCCCGCCCAAACGACTTGCACTACCAGATGCTGGTAATAATCCAATTATCGCAGCCATTCATTTTGCCTTCTACGATCAATATTCCAAACTCCAGTAATTTTAAAATCTTCAGATTGCTTTTTATTAAAATATGCTTTATTAATATCAAATGTCTCTTGATTTCTATTCATGAGATTTGAATCACTGCTGATTGTTGAAGATCTTCCATTTGGAATACTTACTTCAATTTCTCCAGACACATAATATTCTTTCAAACTAGATCTAATAAATCTTTCATAGTAATCATTATCTTCATAATAAATTGGATAAAAATATTCATCAAATAATCCTACTTCTCTTATTGCATTTTCTCCAATTGAAAATGCACTCCATCCTTCTTTTGTCATCACAAGATTATTTTTACCACTTGCATTATGAACTTTTTCCATAGCCCCTGGAATCCAATGGGTATCTGCTGATGAAAACATCCAGTATTCTTCATGAGGATATAATTTAATTGTTAGATTCCAAGAACCTGACATGCCAAGATTAGATGGTAAATTAAGAACTCTGATATTTAAATCTGTACGTTTAGGTTCGTAAGGTTCTTTACCATTATTAACAATTAATATCTCTTTAACTGGATAATCAACTGTTTCTAAATTTTGATCTAAAAGATCATATCTATTCAAAACTGGTATCGCTAATACTGGTATCATTATTTAGTCCACTTTCTAGGTTTTTTAATTAAATCAAATCTTTCTAATGCTCTTTGAATAGTCATATGTGAGCATTTAGCTTCCATAGCCATTTGAAGAACAGATTTCTTTTCGAGTACATATCTTTTATATACCCAATCCCTGTTTTCCCAAGGTGTATATCCTTTAGCCATTATACCTCCTCACATAACTTCATTGATTGCATACCACGCTATCCCCGCTGCATCAGCA